GTATAACATGCAAGAGCTTAAAAGATACATAAAAGAACTGAAAGAAGTGGTTGTGTATTATAGGACTGTAACAACCAAACAAGGAGAGAATAATGAGTAAATCACCAGACGCTTTCGTTTATAAATGTACTTTGCGCTCTGTAACCGATGGGGACACTATTCGTTTGGAAACTATAGACCTTGGGTTCTCTGTGCAATTACACAATAAAGCAGTACGCATAAACTCAATCGATACTCCAGAAAGCCGAATAAATATTAAAAGATACCCAGAAAGAGCCAAAGAAAAAGAGCTTGGTTTACTGGCAAAACAAAAACTTAAAGATTGGTTGGTTGGTGACATCACTATAAAATCGTATGGCACCGACAAATATGGGAGAGTATTAGCAGATGTATTTTGTGAAAAAGGTAATATCGCTGATTTGCTCAAAAAAGAAAATCTTGCTGTCGATTATCACGGCGGCACAAAAGTTAAAAAATGGGGAGAGTAAAATGGAAATATCACAAGAAGGTATAGCACTTATAAAACGCTTTGAAGGGTGTTCTTTAACCTCATATTTATGCCAGGCACAAATTCCAACGATTGGATTTGGTTCAACTCGTGGTGTAAAAATGGGCATGGAAATATCACAAGAAAGAGCAGAGGCTTTGTTATTAGAAGATTTAGCAGATTTTGAAGAAGCGGTGAACGATTGTGTCAATGTGCCTTTAGAGCAAAATCAATATGACGCGATTGTAGCATGGTGCTTCAACATAGGTGAAAATGCCATGCGTAATTCAACACTTATAAAAGTTTTGAATAACTCCGAGTATCAAAAAGTACCAAGCGAAATGAAACGATGGAACAAAGTTACTGTAAATGGCGAAAAGATAGTCAGCGATGGTTTAATGAGACGACGTGAGGCTGAAAGTTTACTATTTAAAAATGAACCATGGCATGAAGTATAACGATGTGCAATACTACCCACAGGCCCATAGGCTTAGAGTTGGGTGGTTTATACGTCACTACCTGACCACCTAACTCGACTATGAGCGACGTATCGTACAAAGACTTTGACATACTATCTGAGCAAGACAAGGCAGAAGCCTTAGCCTTGATAAACCGATACGATCAACTAGAAAAACAAGATTCTTGCCAAAACGATTTTATCTCTTTTGTTAATCACATGTGGCCTGACTTTATAGAAGGCAGACATCATAAAATTATTGCTGATAAATTTAACAAGATTGCAGAAGGCAAACTCAAAAGACTCATAGTATGTTTACCTCCTAGACATTCTAAGTCAGAGTTTGCATCAACATTCTTCCCGGCGTGGATGATGGGCAGACAAGGTAATCTAAAAATAATACAAACAACACACACCGCAGAATTAGCAGTACGATTTGGTAGAAGAGTGAGAAACATAATAGATTCCGAAGACTATCAACACATTTTTCCCGATCTACAACTGCAAGCAGACAACAAATCAGCTGGTCGTTGGACTACAAACAAAGAAGGCGAGTCGTTCTACGCTGGTGTAGGTGGTGCAATTACAGGTCGTGGTGCGGATTTACTTATCATTGACGATCCACATTCTGAACAAGATGCTATGTCGCCAAAAGCTATGGAATCAGCTTATGAGTGGTACACATCTGGACCTAGGCAACGTCTACAACCAGGAGGCATCATTGTGATAGTAATGACCAGATGGAGCACTAAAGATCTGGTTGGCAATGTTTTGAAAAAACAATCAGACGAGTATGCGGATCAATGGGAGGTAGTAGAGTTCCCAGCTATTATGCCAGAGTCAGAAAAACCACTGTGGCCTGAGTTTTGGAAAAAAGAAGAACTTTTGAGCGTAAAAGCATCATTGCCTATATCTAAATGGAACGCACAATGGATGCAGAACCCTACGGCTGAGGAAGGATCTATAGTTAAACGAGAATGGTGGAATAGATGGGAAGATGAAGATGTGCCAGCTTATTCTTATGTCATACAAAGCTACGACACCGCTTTTTCTAAAAAAGAAACAGCAGACTACTCAGCAATAACAACTTGGGCAATATTCAACCGGGGCGATGAAACTGCGGACGAAATCATACTATTAGATGCAAAAAGAGTCAGATGTGACTTTCCAGAGCTGAAAAAGATGGCTATGGAAGAGTATCGTTATTGGGAGCCAGACTGTGTTTTGATTGAGGCTAAAGCATCCGGAACTCCATTGACACAAGAGCTGAGAAGAATGGGCATACCAGTTACCGCTTACTCTCCAAGCAGAGGTCAAGACAAGATAGCCAGAATGAATAGCGTAGCTCCAATATTTGAATCAGGTATGGTATGGGCACCAGACCATGACTTCGCTGACGAAGTTATTGAAGAAATGGCATCATTCCCGTTTGGCGATTATGACGACTTTTGTGATAGTGCTACAATGGCTTTGATGCGTTTTAGGCAAGGTGGTTTCATATCCTTGCGTGAAGATTACGAAGACGAGGTAAAATTATTAAAAGCGAACAGAACAGTATATTATTGAAAATATACCTAACTAGGTTTGTTTTCGATGGTAAAGAATACGCTGGGCCAGATATTCATGCGGAGTGCATTGAAGACGCTGAATTGATAGCTGAGTATAGTGGTTTAATTGTAGATGGAGAGTTGACGGACATCATGGATTTGGATTTGCATTTGGATTTTGATTCAAGACCAAGGGTGTTACACTAAATATTATGGCGATTGAGAAACGATTAGGAACAGAAGACAACCCAGACATAAGATCTATGGGTTCGGCTGTAGAAGTACAACCAGACACGACCAGAGAAGACCAAATAAGAGAAGCCGCAGAGATATTAGTATCTGGACAAGAAGTTCTTATAGACGACGAAATATTACCAGAGGAACCACAAATTGGTTTTAACGCTAATTTAGCAGAGGCTTTACCTGACGATATATTAGGCAGCATAGCCAACGACTTATTGAGCTCCATAAAAGGCGACAAACAATCCAGAAGTGAATGGGAAAAAACCTATACCGATGGATTGAAATATTTGGGCATGAAGTTTGACGAAGGTAGATCGCAACCATTTGAAGGATCTAGCGGCGTTATTCACCCGATTTTGGCAGAATCCGTTACCCAATTCCAAGCTCAGGCCTATAAGGAAATGTTGCCAGCAAAGGGTCCAGTCAAAACAGAAATTATTGGTGCCAGAACTGTAGAGACAGAAAACCAAGCCGAAAGAGTACAAGAGTTTATGAACTATTACATTATGAATGTAATGAAAGAGTATGATCCTGAGTTAGACCAAATGTTGTTTTACTTACCTTTGGCTGGATCTGCATTTAAGAAGGTGTACTTTGACTTCGTTTTAAACAGAGCAATGTCGAAATTTATACCACCAGAAGATCTTATTGTTCCCTATGAGGCAGCAGATATAAGCTCTGCCGAAAGAATTACACATGTTATCAACATGTCTTCTAATGAAATAAAAAAACAACAACTGACTGGTTTTTACGCAAATGTAGACATAGGATCTGACGGATATGCAGATGATATGTCTGAAATTGAAGAAGCCATAGACGAAATACAAGGCATATCGCCGTCATACAAAGAAAATAGAAACAGAACAGTTTATGAAGTACATACAGTGCTGGATATAGAGGGTTATGAAGACAGAGACGCAGAAGGCAATACTACAGGATTAAAGCTGCCTTATATTGTGACCATAGAAGAATCCTCACAAACAATCCTTAGCATAAGAAGAAACTATTTAGAAAACGACCTTCTTAAAAACAAGATAAATTACTTCGTTCAGTATAAATTTATGCCCGGACTTGGTTTTTATGGTTTAGGTTTATCACACATGATTGGTGGCTTATCCAAAGCATCTACCTCAATACTTAGACAACTTATAGATGCCGGGACATTAGCTAACCTACCAGCTGGTTTTAAAGCCAGAGGTATGAGAATTAGAGACGAGGATGAACCATTACAACCTGGAGAGTTTAGAGATATAGATACAACAGGCGGATCCTTGAAAGAAAACTTGATACCTTTGCCTGTAAAAGAACCAAGTAATGTTTTGATGCAACTTCTAGGTCTACTAATAGATTCTGGTAAACGCTTTGCCGCTATAGCTGACATGAACATTGGTGATGTCAACCAAGCTATGCCAGTAGGAACTACTGTCGCTTTACTTGAAAGAGGTACTAAAGTTATGAGTGCAATACACAAAAGATTGCACTATTCACAAAAACTAGAGTTTGGTTTACTTGCCAAAGTATTTAGTGAGTCTTTGCCACCTGTTTATAACTTTCAGGTTGGTTCTGGACAAAATCAAATCAAACAACAAGATTTTGATAACAGAGTAGATGTTATACCTGTTTCAGATCCAAACATATTCTCACAAAGTCAAAGAGTTACATTAGCGCAAGAACTATTACAAATGGTTCAATCAAATCCACAAATACATGGCCCAATGGGTATATATGAAGCATATAGGCGTATGTACTCTGCATTAGGTGTGGATAACGTAGATTCTTTATTGATGCCACCACCTGACATGACACCTAAACCAGTAGACGCTGGGTTAGAAAATGCAAGTCTTTTAATGGGACAACCAGCTCAAGCCTTCCCTGAGCAGAACCATCAAGCACATATTGAAACACACAGAAGTTTATTTTTTACAGATCTGGTAAAAGACAGTCCACAAGTACAGGCATTGATAATTAGCCATTGCATGCAACATTTACAATTCTTAGCAGCACAGTTGGCTCAGGAACAAATGCCAGATGAAATGAAACAAAGGATTGCTGAAATACAAGCACAAATGCAACAAGTCTCCCCGGAAGAAGCACAAACAATAGGCCAACAAATACAAATGATAAACGAGCAATATAGCTCTAGTATTATGGCTCAACTGGCTAACGACTTTTTACAATCTATAGGCATGAATAATGGCGGAGATCCTTTGGTTGACATAAGGCAACGTGAATTAGACCTTAAAGACAAAGAAATAGATTTAGAAGCACAACAGTTTGAAAGCAAACAAAATCAAAGATCCCAAGAGAAAAGTATGGATGCTGAGTTGCAACTAGAACGTATGAATGTGCAAAAACAGATTGCAGATGATAAACTTGAAGTAGCAATAGATAGACTGAAAACTAATACAGATATTAAATTGCTTGAATTAGAAAATAAAATTAAGGGGATATTATGACAACTTCTTACAAATTAAGCGCTATCAAAGAACTAAAAGCGCAAAAGAAAATATTGCGTGAGCAAGAAGCTATTGCACTTAAAGAAGCTAGAGAAGAAGCTGATAAAAAAGAACAAGCTAATCAGGCTCGTATAGCTAAAAAAATGGCTCGTATAGAAGCGGGACTTCCAGTAGAAGATCCTGGAGAAGAAAAGCCTGTAGAAAAAAAAGAACCAGTCAAAAAAACTGCTACAAAAAAAGTAGCAAAACCAAAAGCTGAAAAGAAAACACCAGCAACAAAAAGAGGAAGACCTAAAAAGTCAAAATAATGGACGAGCTTGCAGTCTTAGATTTCGTTAAGAAAAGACTTTCGGATCGAAAAAATCAAATAGAAGAGACACTTATGTCGGGTAGTCTTAAAGATATGGAACATTATAAATATTTGCAAGGCGAGCTAAGTGTCATATACTACTTAGAAGACGAAATAAGTGATTTAGGAAAACAACTATAATGTCAGAAGCAATACAACAAGATACGGGTATAGATAAGGTAGCAGAAGCGTATGTTGATCCAGAAGAAAGAGTTCTGGATCCAGAAAAATTAGATGCTTCAATATTAGAGCGTATGCCACAACCCACTGGGTGGCGTATGTTGGTTTTACCTTATGCGGGTAAAACAAAAACAAAAGGTGGGATTCTACTAGCAAATGAAACAGTTAGTCGTGAGGCGTTGGCTACAGTCGTAGCGTATGTGGTAAAA